TTAAGTCAGATGTTGGAGTTCCTGTATTTAATATGTTAATTACTTCGTTTACAGCACTAATAAATTGAGTTCTGTCTGTAGCATCTGTAAAATTACCGTCTGCTGTAACTAAATCTCTAGCATATTGAATACCTGCTGCGGTTTGTGTTTTTTGTAAGTTAAGTAGATAAGCACTACTTTCCATTGTGTATGTTAAACCAACTACAGTTTGATTGTACAAAGAGTTTGTAACAGCATCTATTTTAGCTGCATCAATTATTTCTTGTAAATCTCTTGCACATTTTTCTTGGTTGAAAGAGAAATTATATTCTTGATTAACAAATGCAATTACATCATCTACAATTTGTGCAGACGCATTTGTGATTGCAGTTTGCGATGTTGTAAACTCTGCTGCTACACCCAATGTTGTAACATTTGGAGTTACTACTGCTGGAATAGTTGCAGTTGGTGTGCCAGCATCCGTTGCATCTTCAATTAATACTCCTGCAAATGTATCTACAAGTGCTTCAATTGTACCTGAAAGAGATGCAGCAGTAACTGCTGCGGAATTGTCTGGACTACCAGCACTTAATTTTCCACCAGGATCAACTGACGGATCAGTTAAAATTGCTGCAACCATATCTGCTAAGTGAGCATATGAATCAGCAGTAAGATCTCTTTGATCTGCTGGAAGTTGATCAATTCCTGTACCAACAATATAAGAATTCATAGCCGATACTGTTGCGCTATTGCCACCATACTGTGCGTCATATGAAAGAGCGTCTACAATGTATTGTACATCTCTTTGACACTTTTCTCTATCATAAACTACTGTAGTTGCACCGGTGGCATCATTAGCAATCGCCGTTGCATTATAAGCATCGTTAAATGCAAGTACTTCTGCTTGTAAGAATGCAATATTCGCTTGTAAAATTGTTCTAGCATTTATACCATCTGTTACACCTAGTGTTGAACTAAATGTAAGTGCGTCGGCTACACCATCTCCTGGAACTGTAGTGCTTATTACACCACCGTCAAGAATTCCTTTTACATCGTCAAATCCTGCATTAGCTCTAGTTAATGAAGTACCACTTAGTAAAGCTGCTGTTTCGGCTTTTAAGAAATCAATTGCGCCTTTTGTTGCTTCAAACTGGGTATTAATAACAAATTTAGCATTTGCTCTTTGATACGAAATACCATTATAAACACTGTTAAAGTTTGTATCTAGTGCAACATCAAAACCTACACCATCAAGTATAAGTTGACTATCTCTAGCACATTTAGCTTCGTCAAATTCGCCGCCTGTTTGATAATTATCTTTCACAAAGTTAACTGTTGATCTTTGAATTACTTCTCTATTGGCTAAAATTCTTTCTCTAGCAAATAATAAATCACTGTCTTCTTGGGTTAGTGTTGGTCCAGTTACAACACCTTGACCGACTTTAATCGGAGTAGCTTCTGAAATTGTATAAACTTCACCAGTGCCACTAAACACAGATGCGTTTTGAATAAATGGAACCGTTACTAGGTCATTCATAAACATCGAGTTTCTACTAATGTTAGCACCAGCAGACGCACCAAATAGTGCTTCACTATAACCATCGGAAATAAGTCCGTAGTTACCAAATGATGTGTTTGAGTTAGTTAGTGAGCAAAAGCCTCCGCTTTCACACATAATTGAAATATCACATGAGATTGTAAAGATCGAAACAAGCTGTGTGTTACCTCTGTTAAGGTGATGCACACCGATACCACCCTGGTTATACTGTGTATAGGCGTCAACAACCATTGAGCGTAGGCCAGTAACAACTGATCCGTCAACTCGCATACCTGTACCAGTTGTAGTATATGATGTACAGTTTTGTACATACGGTGAACACATAATTGATCCGGCGCTTCCATCTGGGGGGAACGAAACTGCTGCACTAGGTGCAATGTAGTTATTAAAGCGCATATCTTTAAGGAAACAACCGTTGTTAACCCAAAATATATCTTCTGCTGGATTTTTTGGTTGTACAAATGTAGTTCTAAGTGAGTCACCAACAATAGCAACAAATGCCGGAAGTTTAACTGGATTGTCAACTGTGTGCTGTCCAGCCTTTACATATAGTGTTGATCCCTCTGGAATATTTTTTAAAGCGTAATCAATAGTCGCAAATGCGTCTCCTATTGTTTTACCATCGTTAGTGTTAGATCCGTCTTGTGTTACGTAAAACACATTACTTGCGGCGTCTCTTGCGCCAAATTCTTTTATAGCAAAGTTACCACTTTGGTCTCTTTTCATAAACATTTTGCCGTCATGTGTATTGACAGCTACTTCGCCTAGTTCTAGTTGTTCAATCGATGGGATTTTACCCGGCTCAGCACTTCTCTTGAGTCTTATTGTTGACATATAATCGTTCCCCTATGCAGACTGTGTATTATGTATGTAGTTTATAAACACAATTCTATTTATCAAATGCGACATTTTTTGGTTAGTTTTATGCTAATTTAACTAGCAATTACATGTATATATAGTTTTTTAGAGATTTCGATCTATAATAGTGGCTAATAATGGTTTTTAGAAACTTCCTCCGTCAATATCACCCTCAATTCTTCTTGCTGTAAACAAGTTAGTTACAGTTGCATCGCCATTGACAACTAGATTTTCTTCAAAATCTGTACCCTCGTTACCGATAACAACCTTGCCTTCGTCGATTTCAAAATCAACTCCAGGTATTCTTACTTTGCTTATTAATTCATTACCTATTGTAACTTCGTTATTAGCACTTTTTGAAGAAGGGTTTGTATAGTTACCAATTATTATGTTGTTACTACCTACTGTCAAACTGTTTCCAGAATTGTGTCCAATGATTACATTAAACCAACCTTCAGTAAGTCCACTACCGGTATTGTTACCAATAGCAATATTCAACTCTCCGTCTAGTGCAGAGTTTACAAGTGATCCCTCGCCAAGTGCTAAATTTTCGTTATTATTAATTGCATCACGTAGTTGTTCAATGCCAAACAAAATATCTCTATCTACACTTTCATCATAAACAGATAAACTGTAAAGCATAACATGTTTTGCTTCTAATCTACGAGAGAAGTAGGCATCGTCTCCTACATATAATTTCTTTGCGATGCCTACTCCTCCATCTACTACAACCGATCCAGAAGTTGCGCCAGTAGAATCTGTGGTATTGTTAAAGTTTGCAATTCCTTCAACATTAAAATTTTCTTCAACATTTAAATTACTTTGTTGAACTTGTACTGCACCTTCAGGTCCATTAGCAATTAAGTTAATGTCACCGTTTAGGTTAAGTGCAGATATTTCGTTATTCTCTATTTCAATATTACCAAGGACAGCTCTGTCACCTTTGACTCCAAACTCTCCTACATAATTTGCTCCAGATATATAAACTACTTTACTACTAGTAAGTTGACTAGGTAAATTATCTCCAATAAAATTTAAGATTCCTGATTTATAGTCAAAGAACCATTCGTCATTATTACCACTACCAGCAGCAAATATTTGTGTACCAGTAGTTTGTGGATTTGCTGCTCCTGGGTTATCGATATAAACTTTGATTTGATATGTAGATCCAAACTCCGGAGGTATCCAATTTATTATCGGAGTGCTATCAGGTTCAACTGTTCTCCAAGTACGTCTCGGTGATGCAGTAATATCTTCTTCACATTCAACTGTATCATCAACGTTAGCACCTGCATCACTATAAACGTCAACAAGATTTTCAATATTAACAACTGGGATACTACTTGGGATAATATCTGAGTCAACCCAAATAGTATCACCTCTAAGTAATAATGGACTAGGTATACTTTCGTTGACCGCTGCTTTAATACCATTTACGTCAGTCTTTGAAAAACCATAACCAATCTTTTTCCAAAGAAAGTCTAACTTCTGTTCGTCTGCAATTGCCATCTTATGTCTGCCCTATGTTTAACGATGTAACGCTTTGCCCTGCTGATAATGCTATTCTTACAAGAACAACATTGTCTTGAGCGTTACTCATATTTTCGCTACCTAGTGTCATATCATAACCACCTGATAATGATTGATTTGGTATTATTCTATCAGCACCTGTGATTGCACAACCATCTGATCCGTTACCAGTACCGCCTGAATTTCCATCTATTGCACCCGGAACACCTGCACCAGCATATTGTGTAGAACAATCTAACCAGCCGTTTAGACTACTACCATTGTCAATTGCTGTACCTGGTGCTGCTATCCATACGCCGGCAACACCACTAGGTGCTGTAATATTAATTGCAAAGTTAGCAACAACTCGTCTACGGAATGCCATTGTAAAGTATTGTGTATTTGCTCTTGTTGCAGTATTAAGATTAGGACCTAATGGAAGATAATTTGTATAGTCTTCTACATTGTGTTCGATTTCGCCTAGTCTAATAATTGCTTCTCTAATATTTGCAATTCCGCCTGCTGCTGATATCCCTGAATCTGTACCTTCTGTATAAACATCATTTGTATAAAAATTTGTCGAACTAGTGTATACTGGATTGTCTACAGGGTCAGTATCAAAATCATGTATTCTAATTGCATCATCCGTGTAAACGCCATTTCCTAAACTACTTGCAACATCAATTGCAATTTCACTAATACCAAACTGGTTAGATGTATGTAATGCAATTGGTATACTAGTTTCCTGTCTATACGACGAATAACCATTTAAATTTTGAATTCTATAACGCACTGAATCAATAGTCCTTCTACTGCTTGTAACAATAGGTAGTGTAAGATCATCTAATACATAACCTGTTGTTTTTCCACTATCAGCAAAAGGATTTCCGCTGCCGTCTAATAAAGGTACAGTGCCTTCAATTGTTGAATAGTTGTAATATGTTTGTGTAATAGCCTGTCCAGTTTGGCCTTCTGGACTAGTAGATGTATCTGAATTTGCTTGAACAATTTGAGAACTATTTAAGTATGCTTGTCCTATCCAGTTTTGTACTGTTACGCCTGTTAATGTTAGTGTTGGATTTCCTGAGTTATAATACGGTATACCAGAAATATATCTGTATGTTCCAGCGTTATTTTCGATAACTGTTCCTGCTGTAATAACCGGAACTGAGTTTACATCATCCTTTACAAATTCAACTAAGTTTGTATCACCATTTACATCATGGCGCAACTGGAATGTGCATAAACCAAACGGAACTACACTTGCCGTTTCTTCTACGTGAGCTCTATAACCAAAAAATGCATCTGGATAAAATATACTATTTGAGAAAGACAACGAGCCGCCTGATGAGTTTAATAAATTATAGTCGCTTTGTGCATCAATCTTCAAAGCATTATTGCTTCCACTATTTGTGCTAAACGGATTTGTAAAAGTCCTTGTACCAGCAGTAACCCCATTTACTTCAGCAGTTAATACTGGAGCAGAAATTAATCCATCGCCAAAATCTGATTCTAGCCCTGTTTCTGCATAAGCGTAATTTGTAAATGTAGTTGTTTTAATTGTACCAGACGTTGATACTGTTCTTGGCAATATAGTGCCTGCAACAGAACTAGTTGCTAAATTTACATCATTATTAGTAAAGTTTGCACAAAGACTAGCATTACCAGTGCCTCCAGTGAATGAAATAGTTTTAGTACTTAGGCCGTCAGGGTCAACTGGGTCATTTTCATATACTTTTAAAGTTTTAGATGTACTTAGAGGAAGAATAGTTGGATCACATGATTGGTGATCTGTCATAGTTAATGTTACAGTGCTATTACCAGTTCCTGTTTGTGTTCCGTCTAGCCATGTGTGTGCAAGTCTAGGACCTCCTGATCCACCATCTTCGGTATCGTCTGGTGTAATCGTTTCAGTAATTCCGTCACCCCAGTTTATAGTATATGTAACTGTGTTATCTAAACCATAGTCAGGACCTGTGTTAGTTGTTATGTTTTCTAATGCTAAAGAATTACCTTCTATAACATATAAATCATTTCCTGAAAGTATACTGCCGCCACTTGTACTTCTGTATAAATTATATCCCATTACTGGATCTTGTGTGTAAACTAGAATTAAATTTTCTTGTAATAAATCACTATCGGTTCCTGCACTGCCAGGAACTTGAGCATTTGTATTTCTTACTGTAACTTTTACAGTAAACAAGCCTCCTAGCGGAGCATCATAAACAAAGGATACAGTAGACGGATTAGTTCCTACATATACACTATCGTGTGCACCTGAAGGTACATTATATGTTCCGCCGGCGCCTTCTATAAGAGATTTAATATATTCAAATCTATTGTTTACATCCCAGTCAACTTCTACTCTATTATATTCACCGTCTACATTTAGATTAAGTGTAAATGTTTGGCCACTACCTGCTGCTGCCGGTGACGGTGTAGCAGCATCAATATCTCTAATAAATGTATTGTTTCTAATATTATTCATAGACTCATTTAATAAGTCGATTGCTTCTGCAATAAAAGTTTTGTCGTCGATAATATCTTCTTTAGGTGCACCGTTTTGATCTGTATTTGCGCTTAGAAAGAATGCACCATCGTTATAAACACTATCCTCCGGAAAGCCCATTGGAATGTTATCGCCTCGGTTAGTAGCAAGATTTTCTTCAAAATATCTAATCATGCCGCCTTCGGTGATTAAGTTTACATCCTTGGCTGCTGATGCAGAATATGTAGAATGGTCGTTGTTGATATCTCTTACTTCATATCCATTTAAGTCAAAGTGTCTAAGATACATTGTATCCCAGTATTTTGTTTCAGATCCTAAATCAAAACCTATTACAGCAGTTGAATCAGGAGAAGAAGAAATTGCATTTATATTTGGAAGAACATCACTGTTTACATCTGCATTAAAAGTAATATTGTCTGTATTTTGGTCACCTAAAACTAAATCACCGTCAGCAGTAATCGATCCGGTAGCGTGAATGTTACCGTCTACTTCTAAATTAGTAAAAATATTTACAAAGTCAGTAGCAGGATTTGGAGTATAAACATTTATGTGTCCACTAGTAGATTTAATTTCATTACCGTCTATTTGGATATTATCGATATCCATTAGTACACCTTGGATACTGTTTGTTGAAATTACATCTGGTACTGTAACTTGTGTAGCAATGTTAACATCTTTTCCTATGTCAACAATACTTCCATCAGTAGGATTAATAAACAGATTTCCGTTTATAGTAGTAATACTATTATCATCAATTCTTATATTGTTTACGTCAAGTCTGTCTAAGAACATATCAAAGCCATCGGCTTGAGTAAAGTCGCCTATAAGTTCTGTTCTACCAACTAAATCAATAAATGTTGTTTCAACGCCAAGTCTATCTCTAGATGTTACTTGTATGTCTCCATCATTAGGTCTGTTACCAATTCGTTCTACTCTTAAATCAGGAACATCAACTTCAACTTCAGCTTTAATTGAATCTCTAAACACAGCGGTCTCTGAAGTTATAGTTGTTCCTAAAAAGTTAATTGAGTGTACAGTACTGTCATCACCTGCTGTACTAATATTAACATCTCCGTCAGTAGCAGTAATATTTGTATCAATTGCTGATGTTAAATTTAAATTAGCAACTGATGTACTATCACCTGCGCCAGCGGATATATCAATGTCGTTAGTAACACTGGAAATAGTATTATCATCGATTAAAAGTTTATCATCAATATTAATAAAAGCATCAGTACCAAGAATGTTTAGTCCTTTAATAATTGTTGTTTTACTTAAAAGTCTAATTTGCGTGTCAGCATTCGGGTTTCCAAATGGGTCTGTACCTATTGGGCCTGCTTGTAATCTTAAATCAGTATCGTTAGAAAGTATCTGTATAGTGTTTTGATTGAGCAACATGTTTTCGTCAATCTCAACTCTGCCCGTATCTACTTGTGGAGTACTTATTATGCCATCAACGTTTAGATTAACATCAATTTGTGTGCTTCCTGTTACAGATAAATCTCCGTCAATGTTTACATCGTTATTTAAATCTATACTTTCGCCGGCTCCGGCTGTAACAATAATACCGCCAGCGTCAGCCGTAATGGTTGTATTGCCGCCGGCATCTTCGGTTATACTAACTTGACCAATGTCAATATTAGGTGCAGTAATAGTTCCGTTAGTAGAAGTTATATTGTTATCTACTGTTAAGTTTGCTGATGTAGTTACATCACTATTAAGTTGTATTTCGTCTGTTGCAGTTGCAGGAGTAAGAACTAAATTTCCGCTAGTAGTACTAATAGTTGTAGTATCCATAAAAATGTCAGCTACTTGTAAACTAGTTTGAAATATTGCAGTTGTACTTCTTAGTTCTCCGGTGATATCAAAATCAGAGGTTGGGGAACTGTTGTTAATTCCAACTCTGTTGTCGTCTACTGATAGATATAATATTGCGGGGTCGCCGTTCTCGTTATTAAAAAATATGTCAACTCCGTCTCGTGATAACTCACTCTTCAAGACCTGACCTGAAATACGACCTACAGCCATTACTCTTCCCCCGGGGATCCTGTCCCACCAACCACTTTCTCATCCGCTTGGTTACGGTTCTTTGCGGGTTGACCACAGTTTGTCCTGAAGATTAGCCCTCATAGCTACGCCTCATTAATATTATTTATCGTATTATTAAAAAAAATAAGTTACTTGTTAAAGTTATGTAGTACAGTTACATCTTTGCCAATTGGAACAGGTGATGAAAATACAATATACCAGCCTGCCGCATATGGGCCATTTGGTCCTGTTAATGTACCATCACTCTGTGTAAGTGTATAATTCGTTGTTGCTAACTGAAATACATTTTCAATTAGAACTAGCATTGCTTGCGCACTGTCAGGTGCAGTAAAGTCTGCATCTTGGTTATCGAGTGGACCAAAGGTTGTTTCAGTACCATCGTGTCCACTAAATGTTTGTTGAACAATTTCTCTTGGTTCTTTAAAACGAACTTTTCTCCAAGCACTATCTTGATATGATTCAAATTCTTCCGAAGTTGTATTATATCTCATATGACCATTATTAGGAGTCACAGGTCTCTCTGCTTCTGTACCTTTTGGTATAAGCATTACTCGTCTTGTGTCCATTACAACCTGTTCGTTAACGTCGAACACAACTGCGTTTCCTAATGGTGTTTTATTACTTGTAGATTGTCGTTTTAAATATTTCATTATAGTTCCAAGAAGCTTGTTGTTGCTGAAAGATAATTAGAAGAAGAATCTCCGCCTGCTGGATAATCACCATTGATAACAATTTTATCAAATTGCTCCATAATTATTTTTTCTGTATCAAAAGTAAATGTTTCACCCGCTGGTAACGGTAAACTTTTAATTACTGTGTTTAGATCACTAATTGGGTCACCAGTTTTTACAAAATGCATTGTAAATGATGCTGCATTTGCATCTGGATCTGCTGGATCTGGTTCGGATGTATTACAAATCATAATTACAGTAACAGCAAATCTTAATCCTGCTGGTACTTCTAGTAATTCTGTATCTTCTACTCCAATTTGAACGCTTTTAATTGCCATTGTCTTTTACCTTTTTAAAATATAATTCCGTATAGAATAGATTTACTTCTACTCACTAACTCGTCTCTTGTTTGTTCTTTGTTAACAAAGTATATACCTGTACCACCAATTGACTGATCACTTGCATAAATCTTTACGCCATCAGTTGGTGTTGCTGGAACAAGTAATGGATTTGGAAGTTCTTTAATTGCAAGATTGTTATCAACTAATACACTTTGGTTACTTGTATGTTTAAGAACTAAGTCAATACCTGATGATACAGTAGTAATTTGATTATCTTGAATTTTTATATCATCAATCTCTGCTCTATCATCGTAAAAATATGCTAAAGATACATTATCAATCTTAAATTCAACAAAACTTTCAAGATTACCAATAGCAACATCTTTTGATAGTGCTTCAACGTATGTAATACCGCTTCCGATAAACTCGTCACCTGACGCAATACGTCTAATACCAACGAAACCTAAAACAGCATCGTCGACATATTTTTTATTTGGTATGTGATCGTCTTGTGTAACATTACTTTCATAGTTAACAGTACCTTCAACACTTAGTACTCCTGAACCTTGGCTGATTAAAAATAAATTTCCGCCACCTGTAACAATACTGTTTGTTTTTAAACCTATTAAGTTTCCAATATCGTCACGTAATATAAATGCACCACTTCTAGGTGTTACATCAATATCAGGATTTTCATCATCACCTGGATCTAACCAAGTTACATTTTCATCAAATAAAATGTAAGCATCACTAAATCCGCCACGGTCAATACTTATACCACTTGAGTTTGGAGCACCAGCAGTAGCACTACCTGTAACTCCAGATCCTGTTTCGCCTTGGTTAACTACAATAACATTATCTTTAACAGTTAAATTTTCAGATTGAACAGTAACCGTATTACCTTCGACTATTAAGTCACCACTAATCCTTACTGTACCAGTTTCTAAACCTGTATTAAGAGATATTTCTCTACCAGGCTCAACTGATATTTTGTAATCTCCGTCTATTACTTTTAAAAACTTTGACATAAATTACCCTCTTTCTGTCAATAAAAGAATATTAGACGTTGAGTCGTGATCTATAGTAAAATAATATCTTATATTTTTAAAATCAAACATAATATCCTTTATTACCTTTGATATTAAAACAAAACTAACATTATCTGTTACTAACCCTTTTATTGTCATTTCATTTTCTTCTAAATCGTTACTGTTTCTTTTATTAACAAGTGTACATATTCCTTCATTTCCAAGATCATCTTGGACTTTGAATGTTGTATCTGTTATTTGTGCTAAGATAACACCAAAAGGTGAAACCTTAGCACAACCAATCTTGACTGTTACTATTAAATCTTTTAGATAGTTTACTACTGTTCCAAAAACATTAATAGGTCTAGTCATTACTCAATCCTTATGCGTCTTCAGTAAAATCATCGTCATCTGTGTTAGCAACGTCATCTGCACCAGCTTCTTCAACCTGTGCTGCGCCGTCTACTAGTGATGTTGCAAAGTTCCATGCTACACTTGCGCCGTCATAGGCGTTTGATCCTGTTGCACTCGGTGCTGACAATGTAGCTTTACGTCCAGAAATTTTACTTACTGTGTAAGTTTCTTCATCATCCATCTTAAATGATATTGACATTTCGCCTGCTGCTAATGCTGATGGTAGTTTTCCAGTTGTTAGTACACATGTATGTACAGTATCAGACACTCCTGCTTCTGAACATACGAATCTTTTAGATCCTTTTTGCTTTACAATGAAGCCTTCTTTAACACCTGCGCCGTCATGAAAGTTTACTTTAATTTCATCTCCTGCACCTGGTCCTGTAGTAGCATCTGCAAATAGTCGTTTGTTTAATGGTCTTCCCATTGTTTTCTCCTTGACGTTCTAGGTCTACGCGGTGGGTCCGCATAAGTCTTCTTACGAAGCACTTTTAGACTAAGTATTTATCTCGTTTGTTAGGAATACAATTTATAAAATCTCTAACAATGTCAAAATGTACGCTTAAAGTAGAAAATAATTCGCCATTTAGTGTATTAGCAACGGTACTATAACTAGTTTTACCTATATCTGAATAATAATCTATATCAATTCCGTAATCTGGAAATATACCCGTTACAAATAAACATGTATCGCCTAATGTTTTTGCATCACTTGCTTGTTTTAATTGTAAAAACGATTTTGCAAACGAATGAGAAGGTAAAAAATTTGATTTATCAATATGAGATGCCAGTAAGACTACAACATAGTGCTCAATAGTTTCTGGTAATTCAATACCAGTATGTTGTCTAGTTTCTTGTACTACATCATAAAATGCAGATACATATTCATCCTGCATGATGTATTTATAAAAAAAAGACCTGCTAAGTTAATAACAGGCCTTTTTTATAATATGGATAGGTTGGACTTGCGAATACCAACAACCCAAGCGTACAGTCGCTCGAAAATAACTTAGGCGCCTCACAGTAAACTAGTTAGGTTTACTTTATCTAGCACTCCGTGTCTCCACAGTCTACTAGCACCACTACAGTGTGTGAGCCAAGTTCGGAGCCTGCTACTCCTCTTCCTTGCACTATCTAACTCAGACCGTCGTCTTTGTTATGTAACTAATATAACATCTATACAGACAATGTCAACCATTTTATTAGAAAAAAAGTCAAAAAAATAGGCGCCGTAGCGCCTATCTTTTATCTGTATTAACTATAACTTAGCTAAAGCTTACATTTGAATTATCAATTGCAACTTTTGCTAGATAATCAGCTGCGTTACCTAGAGACGAAGCAGTATTTGTTAGCTCAACATATCCATAACGAGTCATGAATGATACTGTTGGCTCAAATGTGCCTGGATCTAGAACAACACCTGAACTCATTAGTGGGATGTACGGGCAATAAAACGCTGCTGCGTCTGATTCGCTTGTACCTTTGTACCCAATAAGTACTGGTGATGCATCTGATGCATATGTGTTTACATACACTTTCATTGCGTTGTTTAGTGTACCAACCATTTTAGTGTTTGTTGGTGCTTCAAAAGTACCTTCTGTAGTACGAGCAAATGCCGAAGTAGTTGCTGACTGTAGAAGTGTAAGTGTGAATGGTGAAACAACTGCCCAGTTACCTGCGCCGCGACGTGTACGCTGAGCGATTAGGTTTGATGCGCGGTTGATTTGAACTGCAAGTGCTGCATGTTCGTCACCAACAAATGTAGCTGTACCTGATACTGCTGCTTGGTTGTATGTTTCAACCGCAGTACCGGCTAGCGAAGTTAAAGAAGCTAAAACTTCTTGGTCAATCTCAGCAGTAATTTCTTGTGCTAGAGCAGCCATTATTTCTGCTTCAACATCAATACCATGCTGTGACTGAGCATCTTGAGCTGCTTCGAAAGTCCAACGAGCTGATAGCTTGCGTGACTTTGCTTCCACAGTTTGTTTCAAGATCTGAATACTCATTCTGTTACCAGCAACACCTTCCATAGCTGCTGTTACATCAGCAGTACCTGGGTTGCCTTCGTTTCCTGAATAAGCTTCAGCAATTTTGAATGGGCTTAGAGCCTCTTCGCCAGCTGTTACGTCTGTGCCACCACCTGTAGAAATGCTATCTGCATAACGTACTCTTAGTGTGTGGATTTGACCAACTGGTCCAGTCATAGGTTGAACACCAACTAGCTCATTAGCTATAACTGTTGGCATAACACGTCTAATCACTGGAAGGATTACACGGTTTAGTGTTGCGACATTACCGGCAGATGTAGCACCAGCTGTAGCAGTTTCTGAAAGATACTTGCGAGTATTTTCTAATGTTGCTGCCATTACGCTTTTCTTGTTGCCATTTAGGCCTTCAAGAAGTGCTGTTTTCGTATCCTGCCAGCGACTTTCTAGTAGTTCCGACATAATAATCTCCTTAATTTAATCCAGCAAGACGCTTGATGTCAATAACATTTCCGTCGTCTGCTTGTTTACTACTTGTTTGTGATTGCTCACGGTTGCCTGTTACTTCTTTTGCCTCTATTAGTGGTGCCTTTTGCTTTGCTGGAGTATTACTATCAATAACTGATGGTAGGTACTTTTCAAACGAAGATTCTAGTCTTGATGTTTGTACTGATTCCAGTAAGTCTGTCATAATTTCTCTTTGGTCCTTACTTAAAGGTCCAAGAAGATTATTCATTTTTTCTGCTCTTATTGCTGATTCTTGAAGTCTTTGTTTTTCTGCTTCTTTAGATTCTGCAATAGCAATTGCTTTTGTAGCATACTTTTTAGCTTCTGCTAGTTGTTGATTTTTAGTATCAAGAACTTTTAGTAGCTTTGCAGTTTCAGTTTTTTCATTCAAATATGAATTAGTGTATTCAGCTGCATATGCTTCAAATATTTTACGACCAAAGTCGTTTCTACGTGCGACATTGATATCTTCTTTTAGTGCGCTAATCTCTTTAGTAAGAGTCTTTGCAACTGTTTCAGATACTAGTGTAGCACTTCTTTGGATAAAGTCAGTTTTAACTTTAGCCAAGTGTGATTTAGCCTCACGTACTAAACGTACTTTTGTTTCTGCTAAATCTTTTTTGTCTTCATGAAACTCTGTTATCTCTGAAGCTAACTGTTCTACAACGAACTCTTCAAGTTTAGCATAAGACTCAGCCATTGCTGCTTTGTCTGCTCTAAGTTCTTGAATTTCTCCTTGTAACTGATCTACAACAAATGTTTTTAATAGATCAGCATTTTCACGCATTGCTACAGCATATTTTGCTTTAGCTTCTGCTAATTGCTTTCTATCTTCAGCAAACTCAGCAATTTCACTTGCTAATCCTTCTGATAACATCTGATCAATAGCTTCCACCATTGTATTTTTATCGTGCTCGTACTTCTGTGCGAACTCTTCACGTAGTTCAGCGGTTACTTGTTGGCGATTCTCGACGATCTTCGCATTCCAAGCTTCCTCAACTTCAGCTCTGATTTCTTCCGAAACAACATCGTTTTCAAAAAGTGTTTTCAGTGCGTCCAACATTAATTGTCCTCCTATTATTGGAGTTTGCTGATTATGTTAATCAGCGATTCCTTAAGATATTTTTGTGCCTTGTTATCGTGTTTTGTTGCCTGTGCTAGTTCATATGCCTTCATACCCCCACGAGCATTTAATAATTGTTCGTAGATTGGTGTTGGGTAAGCACCGGGGGCGCTGGGCTGAGCCACAACGTCCACAGTGATAATTTCAAAGTCAGCAACATTACCGTTGTTGTCAACTTCACCTGCTCCTCTTGAAGAAACGCCTAGTTTAACATCTGCTTCAAGCATAGTTTTAACTAATTGTCCCATTGGAGTTGGTAATATTTTTAGTTTTCCATAACCATTTGCACCGTCCATCCACATGCTTTCAATCATGAGACATACACGGTCTAGGTTAATATTTAAGCCATCTGGATGATCAACCTCTCCGAGAGGGGTAAATCCGTTTTGGATTTGATCGTTGAGCGTTTTGACAGCCCTGCCAATTTCGTTTACAGGATATACTCGCTGATTAGCGTTACGGACGTCACCTTGAATGCAAATACCTTTCATATAAAGATCTTTGCCTTCGTTGGCATTCTCAAGCACAATTTGTGCTTGATCGAATGTCAAATGCTCTCGTAAGTAGTTGTTCATCTAATGCCCTGTCTTGCTTACTTTGCTCGCTTGCTCAACTTGTTAAGTGTTGGACCTGCGGCTTTGTCAGCAGTTTCCGGCTTACCTTTTTTCTCAGCGCCGTGTCCTGGCTCAGATTTTTTAAATCCTGTTTTGCCAGCTTTACCACCAGGAACGTTAATGTTCTTAGTGTTCATGTCTTTTGGGTTTTGGTCATTAAGTGCTGAACCTTTTATTTTTGATCCTGCGCCAGCTTCTCCACTGTTTTCAGTATCGCTACGTAAAATGTTTGCGCTTGTTCCGCCCATATTATTTGGACCTGCTACAGATGATTTTGTGTTTGCGCCATTGTCGCCCATTTTAGCCGGAGCAACTTTTTCTACATACTCACGCATTTGTTCCGCTGCTGACTTATCGCCTTCTTCAACTTCTTCGTCTGCTGCTTCGTCTAGATCTTCGTCTGACTCTTCAACTTCTTCGTCTGCTGCTTCTTCAACTTCTTCGTCTGCTGCTTCAAATGCATAACCTTCTTCTGGCTCTTTGTCATCCATGTCCATGTCCATGTCGTCGCCTGCTTCTTCTTCGTCGCCTGCGTCATCATCGTTCATCATTGAATCAAATTCTGCTTTTAGTTTTTCTAATTCATCTTCTAGATCTTCAACACGATCGGCCATGTCACCTTCGTCGTCCATGTCCATGTCGTCGCCGTCTTCGTCGTCCATGTCTGGATCCATATCCATCTCCATGTCGTCGCCAGCATCGCCACCCATCATCATTGGGTCTGCTTCTACTTCAAACTCGTCTAGATCAAAACCTTCTTCTAGTTCATCATCAGACTCATCTACTTCTTCGTCTGCTTCGTCTAGATCTTCTTCTGACTCATCTACTTCTTCTGACTCATCTACTTCTTCATCAGATGCTTCATCAACTTCTTCGTCTTCTAGTAGTGACTCATAAATATCTCTTGATTTTTCTACCACAATCTCGTGGAATAGTTCTTGTGCTCGCTCTTTGTCTTCGTTGACAAGTAGCTCGAGCATTTCTTCAAATTTACTACGATCTGCCATTGTTTTCTCCTGCAATAAAATAAATACCGTTTACTCGGTATGGGCTGTCAATATTATTTACTTTATTTACACGAAATAGTCCTGAAACGGCTATTATTTGCAAGATTTTCAGTTATCTGACTACATTAATCCGTGTCGATTTTTAAAATCTTCAACGGTAATGTGTTTTATGTTATCAATATTTACCAAATCAGGAGGAATAAAGCCTTCTTTGTCAATTACTCTTATATATTGAATATTAGGGTTTTCTTTTACAGTAATCACTGTTTGTTTAAGCCAATTGCCATAAAATGTTGCCCTGTCACCAGATTTTTTATAATTCGGTGTACTCGAAAAAATATTATTTACAAATCTACCGTCATCTAAACCTTTATAATCAAAACCTAATATATAAATTATTTTATGCTTATGCTGACTAGCTAACCATAATGCCGTCGGACCGCTGCTCCAGCCTTTGCTTGGATCAAACAAATTAAGATGTGTTATGTTGCGATAACTACGATTAGGGTTTGTCCATAAAGGTCGTGTTAAATGCCATCCTGTTTTTGTAATTTCAAAAACCATTCTAGTATCTACTGCAATTAAATAATCAGGATCGAATGTTCTATAAATTGCATTACATCCGTACATTTTACCAAAGGCTCTCAAAGGTTCTAAAGGAATGCCCTTTCGACTCATGCCATTGCCTATTATAAATGCTTTCCGCATTCCTGAAACATTTTCTTCAACAAGTTCTTGTGCATGTTCTTGTATTTTTATTAACGTAGGGTTAGGTTGTGGCTTACTACGTTCTATTGCACTTTGCTTTGCAATACGCTCTCTAGCTTTATCAATTTTACGTTGTTCTTTGAGACGTCTGTATTCTTCTTTAGAATACTTTGACTTGTCTATCTTGGCCATTAGACACCTTCAGCTGCTGCGTTTGCTGCCATTCCGTACATTTGTCTTACAAATTGAAGATCTTTTTTCTTTTCTTCTGCGTGTAAATCAGATGCTTTTCTAATTCTATTAATTTGTTTAAGAGTTAGTCTAGTTTTTCTTGTGTCGTCATAGTCAATAGGTGACACATCGTTTTCAGGCTCGTAGCGATCATCTTCTACAGGCTCTACAGTTTCTTTATCAAAATAAAATATTTCTCTCAGTATCATAGTATTATTTATATCGTTTGCTCAGCATTTGCTCCGCCGCCTGGCATAGGCGAATCGCCTGTTGCAGTTTCGGGTGAATCGCCTTCCGAGCCTTGTATTGGTGCTTCACCTGTATCATCTACATCTTCAATCCCGCCTAAGTCACTTTCTATACCAGCACTACTTATACCAGCACTACGCATTTCGCCGCCTGCGTCAGTTGCTGTTGGCTCAAGTGTTTCTTCATTTTCTTCACGCCATAAGCGTTCATTTTCTGCAATCTCTTCAGCTGATAAACCTAAGAATCTATCAAGAGCAAATCTATTTGAAATGTAAGGCAGTGCTGCCATTTGTGTATACGTAGGCACTCGTGCATTATCAATTTCACTCTGTCTATAACTTGCAAAGTTCTGCGGTGGTTGGAATTTAAGTTGAAACATATTTGTATCTATGTTTACACCTTTTTCTAATACATAACGTTTAAACTCAGTATCAAACTGCTCAGCAACTAATCCTTGTAAACGTTCACAATATGTATTAAATCTTAATTCTTGAATGTATGCTGTTCCTACTCTACCGTCATTATATTGGCTACTTGCATCATCTGCACCAGTAGGTAGATAACTTGACGGAATACGCAAGCCGCGAACTAACTTGTTAGTAAAATATCTAAGGTCATCAATTTCTCCTAGATTAGTTCCACCTGGCAATGTCTCAACTTTAGATCCACGGCCCTCAGCCGTTTGTGGAAAGAAGTAGTCTTCGTTAATTGACAGAGGATTATAAGAACTGTCTATGACATTTTGCCCTCCTCCAGTCGCCGATGGGATTCTTCTTTGGTGAATTTCGGTCTTTACACGCTCCACAAACTGCATAGCAAGGTGTGATGGCATGTTACCCACATCAACGTAGAATACTCTGCGCTCAGGAGCACGTTGAACACGATAGATAATAATCGCATCTTCAAGTAATTCTTTTTGTTTGTATACTTTAAATACAGTTTCTAATAGTGAATTACCAAACGGATAATTTTTATCTAAGCCTTCTGATAAACTTAAATGCACTACATGTTTTGCATCAACTGTAATTTCATTTTCTTCATTTTGCCAACGGTTGCCGTTGTTAATTGGGTTATTACCAACCATTCCTCTAACACCGCCAGTTAAATGTCCACTGCCGCCGCCTGTTACATTACCGTTAGTATCAAACGGAGTTGTTGCAACCATATCTACAAAATTTACATTAAAGTTTTTTACAACATACTGTTCAGGCACTTTGCCTTCTGATTCGTTAACAATAATTTTTGTTACATTAGATGGATCAGTATGAAACCATTTTCTAGTTTCTGGATCTCTAATAAAAATTTGGTCACCGTACTTGAATACATTTCTTAGTATTCTAAACATACGTGTATCAAATTTTTGTATCTTACACCATTGCTTTAGATACTGGGCAAGTATTGTAACTTCAGTATTTGTTGCCTTTTTATTAAATTCAGTTATAAAATGTGTACCGTTTTGATCATTAAGTTGAGAACAAAACTCTGCAAGGATATCTAAAGCAGCATTAACCTCTGAATCAAGATCCATTGTGTTGTACTGGCCATAACGTTCAACACGATTAGGTGTACCAACATATACATCAGGCAAATAACTCGAATAGTTTGATCTAGCAGGACCAGGCATACTACCAGAGTTGCGATTACTAAATGGACTATAGCTTCCACTAGGGTTATTTACAGTTGGTACTGGTGTAAAATATTTTTTCCAAGACATTTTTTGTTTTCCTTACGGGCTCGTTATATTTCCGTCAGCAAGATTATTATTGGCTATACCTGCTATGTTCTTAGACATTGTCTTATTATATCTGCTAGACCACATAGTATGTTCTTCTATTTTCGCTAATATACTATTTAACTCTTTTACTGTTTCCTCAGTTAGACCTGATCCGCTGCCTAAATTAAATTTACCTTCATTAAGAAGTGATGCAGTGCTAACTCCGCTTTCGAGGATGCCGCTGTTTTTATCTGCAAGTGCTTTGTTTAATTCAATAAATGAATCAGCTAATTTTTTAATTGCTTCAGCTGTATTTGTTATTCCATCAATATCTGCAGATGCTAAATCATTTAATTTAGTTTTTACATTAGTAATATTAGCAAGTTCAGCAATTCCTTCTGCTGTTCCTTTTAATCCTTTTACTTGGCCTAGTTTCGTTAGACTTATTTTTAATGAATTGATGCTACCATAACTTACTGTTTCGCCGTTGTTAACTTGAGCCAATGTGCTCATGCCTGTTGCAAATGCTTCTAGTACTTTTAAATTGTTTTCAAGAAATTCGCTTTCAAATTTTGTAGATCCAAATTCTTTAATTTCTTTAAATGGATCTGTATCTTCTCCAAAAAAGAAATTTGATACCCCGTTCCAAAAGTTTGCTAAACCTTCGTATTTTAAACCTGCTCCTAACGTATTCATACCTGTTGCAAATGCTTGTAAAGCTTCTGCTTTTAGTTTAATAGTAGCAGTATCGATTTCTATACCTTGGAATTCTTCTAGTAATTCATAAGTTGATTTTTGTTTGCCTTTGCCACTAGCAATCGAAAATAGATTTCCTAAAAAGCCACCGATGCCCTGTATAAAGTTTCCTAAACCGTCTGCTACTTTACCTACTCCGAGTGTGCCTATACCTAAACCTACAGCTCTCATACCTTGACCTACTGATTTTAATTTTTCTCCGTCTAAGTTTTCAAACTCTTTCATATTTTCAGAAAAAGTACCAAAACTTTCTCCTAGTACCCATACACCGACGCCTATACCCGTTGCAATTGCACCTATTGCTGTTCCAAGAGCAGCAGCGCCTAATACTGCCTTAGCTCCAACAGGACTTCCCCAAACTGCTAGTCCTCTAGCTGCGCCTCCTAATAAGCCGCCTCCGCCTTTGCCAAGTCCTTCTACAAATTTAGTGCCTGCTGGTGCTTTAAGTTTTCTTGGATCTGCTGCTATTTTTTTAGATGTTTTATTTCTTACTCTTGTTTTTCCATCCTTGCCTGTAAATTCTTCTAAATCGGAAGGTAGTCCTCCGCTTCCTGAGAATGCAGTTGTTAATGCTGTTCCAATTCCTGTTGCAATTGCTGTTGCTACACCTGCGGTTACAGCAGGAAGTAAAAATAAACCAGTAAACCCAGCTACAATAACTGTTCCAATTTCATCCATTAGTGTACCGTTTTCACCAAACAGGTCATTAATAGCTTTCTTAGTCTCAGCACTAAGAAATAACCCATCTTCTAGTTGACCGGCTTCATTTGGTTTAAATGGTTTAAGATCGAGTAAACTTCCATCTATTTTATCAGTAATTGCTTTAGTAATTGCACTACCAACTGTAGACAAAGTACCAGTCTTGTCTACATAGTCATTTTCTTGAAGTTCTTTATCTAGAGATGCTTTCTTTTCTTCAAGTATTTTGTATTGTTCTTCTAATCTTGCTAGTTCTT